GCAATGGATATTGCGGCACAAGTATTATGACACAATAATCCTTCAGAAACATAGTTATGATTTTCTTCTATCTCCAGATCATAAACATATCCATCATATTTTACATTTTTAATGGAATCTATTTTTATAAATTGTATTTGTTCGTTATTATTTGTTGTTTTATTCAACTCATCAAAATTTTTAATATTTATTATACCAGTATAGATATTTTGTTTTTCTTTGATAATCATATTAATTGCAAATAGTTTAAACAAGACATATAATTGTTTTAAAAGAAGAATAGATTTTGTTTTAAATTGTGTGTTATTAATCGACAATAATATTCCCATTAAAAAAAACTTTATTTTGTCTAATTCGGAGTTCATTATACTGTCAGGTATTTGATTAAAGTCTTTTACAAATATATTTTTCATCATATCATCATATTCTTTACTTTCTATTTTTGGGAAATTTTTTGCATGATTTACAGAAACACTAAAATTATTTTTAGAAGAAAAATTTTCAATATCTTCGATAAGATATTTATTATTACGTATTTTTGTATCACTGTTTAGAACAATATTAATACCATAAATAAATAATGCTTCATCAGAAAAGACATTATTGTTTTTATCTGGGCAATTATACAATACACCAGGCACAGCGACATAATCATTAACTTTTAACATATTACTCCACCCATTTTTTTTTAATAATTTGTGAATTTGAGTTATTCCAATTTTGCAACCATTTTGAAGAGTGATTTCTTTGATGGTCGAGTTTATTTTTTCTCTATATAGTCTTTTTACTTTTCTTTTGACGATTCTATTTTTGTCATCAATAGAATTGACAACTAACATTTGGCTTGGTAACGACCATTCACCACCTTCTTTATCTTTGGTTATTTTAGTCGAATACAATTTCCATAATTCTTGTGATTGTGTGAGTTGTCCATTGACATAATCATAATCAGTCGCTCTTTTACATTTACCAGTACCAAGACCATGAAATATCAAAACACCTCTATAAGGAGTATTTGGATTGATAAAATTACTCAACATAGCTTGATGTTCATGTAATGTAAAGTGGCGAGCACAAATATTGTCCCTGTATTCTTTAATATCGGCATAATCATCAATGTTAGGTCTAGGAGGTATTTTGTGATAATAGAATTCTCTTTTTTTGTATATTTTATACTGAAATTCAGGATCATCAGGGTCTGGATAGGCATACTCGACATTCATTTTATCTTCATATTTTTTTGTTTTGTTAATATCATTTTCACTAGATTCTCTACTTATATTTGTTGTCATCACCTATAATAATATATGTATATATATTTTATTGCCTGACCAAATTATGCATAAAATATGAAAATTTATTGCACATGTGTTTAATAAATGGTAGAATAATCTATAAGTATAATATAGTAATGACTAATGCATTTAGTTTTGAGGAGTTAGAAAAATTAGCAGATAAAATTAATAAGATAAGAAAGAAGAAATATTTAGAAGAAATTAGGGATATTATAATAAACAATAATCCAAACATTAAAATTACTGAAAACTCAAATGGATTGTTTTTTCATTTTCATAATTTGACAGATGATACATATTCAAAGATAAACAGTTTTTTAAAAAAAATAAATAGAGCAAAAAGAAGTTTAGAAACAAGTGACATATTATCATCGGAACATATGCCTTATTCGAATGAAGAAAATCCTTTTGCTGCAGATTCCAAACTAAAATATAGTAATAAGGAGAAAAATTTAATTAAGAGAAAAAATTATGATAATGAATTAAATGGAGAAAATGGTAATCCTGTTGATAGCCAAGACAATTCTAATATATTTATAAAAAAGAGTAAAAATAAAAATTGAAAATTGTTTTATTAATTTAAAGATTTGTCAATAATAAACACAATATAATGGTATCACAATCTGTTAGAACAAGACAAAACAATATAACAAATGATAATATTGTTCAAGTACCTATTTTCAAAACAATTTGTCAGAATAATGGAGAAAAAGTAAGTTTTGAAATTCTTATGAAATTTATAGAAGATAATAAAGACCTTTTACTCAATCCATCTGCTGTAGTCGAGACTAAATCGGTGTCCAGTGATGATGAAAATATATTGTGCAATATTAATGATAGAAAAAGAATAGATGATTTGAATTCTTTACCTGCGGGCGATGTTGATATAGTCAAGATATCATCAACAAATTTAACAAAAATATTTGACAGTGAATTGAACACTATTCGAATCGGAGTAGTTAATAATTTTACCTGTTTCAGTGAGAATGTATCATTTATTACAAGCATATTGAACAGTCTAGTGAGCAGTTTTAATTTAAAACCTGTCGACGAACAGGCAAATTATGTAAAAAATGTTATAAAACAGGTCAATAATTATTTTGTGGATAATTATGACAAAGATTATAAAAGACATAAAATGGACAAAAATACAGTTATGAATGATTTATTAAATTTCAAGGCCAATAGCAACGTATTTAAAATATATGCAGATTATTTTCATATAAATATTTTTCTAGTTAATTTGAAACAAGATAAAATATATTTTACTAATAATATATTCATTCCTTTTAAGAAAAACCTTTTTTTCCTTCAAATTAAAGAAAACGTATTTGAACCATTATTTTTTAACGAAAAACAATTCTTACAATATAATTCCGATGTTATTCACAAACTAACTAACACAAAAAATTGTGTAACTTCTTTGTTAACAGGCGACGAATTTTCATTCAAAATAACTGAAGAACAATTAGACAAATATTTGGTTTGTAAAGATTCTAAGATGGATTATAAAGATAAAATATTACTGAAAAAAATGGGAGCAATAACAGTAAAGAGTCAACCACAAGAAGAAAAAAATGTGGAATCCGATAAGTATGAAGAAATATCTGGTCTTTCAGGAGATGAGATGGATGAGGTGGATGAGGTAAAAGAAGAAGACGAAGAAAATAATAAACTTAAAGAGGAGGAAAAAGAACACACGCCAAAATACGAAAAATCTGAGTTAGACCGTAAAAAAGTAAATGAATTAAAGACTATTGCAGAAGAACTTAAAATAGATACAAAAATAGTAGTAAATGGAAAAGAAAAATCAAAAACCAAAGCACAATTAATTAGTGATATATTAAAGGCGTAAATATGTAGACGTAAATATATAGACGTAAATATATGAATATAAAAAAACAGAGTAAATATTCAATTTATGAGAATGATTTGAAATTTAAAAATTATAGAGATCTTAATCCAAAAAAAATAGATTGGAATACAGGTGATTTGCAGAAAAAATATTACAATGAAAATTATGACAGTTTGGAATATAGATATAGTGAATGTAAAGAAAAAAATAACTTATTATATTTAGATTTGAGTCATTTAGATTTAAAACAAATACCAAAAGTTCCGCATGACATTTGTGATTCAATAAAATATTTATTTATGAATAATAATAATTTAGACCAAATTACAGGCATAGAACAGTTTAAAAAATTGCAAGTTTTAGATATAAGCAATAATGGTGTAACAGAAATATCAAAACTTCCTCCCAGTCTAAAGGAATTATCATGTCGATTTAACAAAATTAGTTGTTTGCCGTTCATTTCTGAATTGAAAATTTTAGATTGTACGTCAAATAAAATAAGAAATTTAGAATTATATCCAAATTTGGAAATTTTGATTTGTCAGGACAATGAAATTCAAGAAATTCCTAAATACAATTATTTAAGAAAACTTGTTTGTTGTGACAATATAGTGCAAAAAATAAGATCTTATAAATTTTTGGAATATTTAGATTGTGCAAATAATTGTATTATGACAATAGGAGAATTACCAAAAATAAAAGATCTTATATGCAGAAACAATGAACTAAATTCAATTCCATCGAATTTACCGGAATTAAAATACTTGGATATTCATGGCAACATATTGGAAATTCTAGAATTCTACCCTAAACTAAAAGAATTGTATTGTGATACGACTGGTGTAAAAAAAATATCATCGGGATACAAAATATCGCAATCGAATGTTTATAATAAAGACAAATGTTACATATTATTCAAATAAATAATATATTAATGTTTATACAATTATATTTAAAGGTAAGTATAATTATATAGTTATAAAATGGTAAAATTAAGAGACGGGAAAACTGTTTATGATGTTAAAGATATTGGTACAGTGAGTGGTGCAGAAAGAAACCCCAATGGTATATATTTGGACTGTGATTCCCAAGCAATCCCTGATTTGAATAAATTATCATCAGATGTAATAAGTTTTTTGGAATATATAGGAACAGAAGAAATGGAACAAATGCAAAGTAAAGACAATGAAGCTTTTACTAAACATGTACAAGACAAATTTCCTGAATTTTCATTGAATTATATTAATATATTTAATATGTTATTAGAAAAGGAAAATAGGGATAATAATATAATGAAATTGTTAAATTTATTTGATGTATTAAAAGAAGTAAAAAGCGGAAGAAAAGACATGAACAATGAATTTGAAAGATTTAAGGAATCACAAGCACAAGAATATATATATCCACAATTTGGAGGTAAAACAAATTTTGAACAGAAAATAAAGGAAAGAGCATCCGATAAACAAAAGAAAGGCAAATAAATTATATTTTTTTCATTTTAGAAGGAATTAGTACATTATATTCTTGTATTAATTTTGTAGCTTCTTTTCGAGTATCATCTATTTTCTCAGCAAAATTATTAGTGGGAGGATAAAATTTAGAAATCCAAAACCTGTTTGCCAAAATTTGGACATCACGTCTCATTTGATAAACGTCTCCATAATAATTTTGAGAATTAATGAATTCAACTATTTCGTTGAGGCTCTTAAATTGATTATTTGCTATATCGACATTCAAATAAACCATATAATCTAGCATATTTTTGTTGGGTTCAAATTCTCTAAATATATCCACTAAATTTAATTTATTATTTTTATGATTAGCCTGATGTATATTTTCCAATTTTTTAACCATATTATTGTATTCACTATCAGAATTATCATATTTGAAATCCATACAGACAAAATATTTTTCTGAATTTGATGGTCTACTCAATAATGGTTTTGTAACAAATACTTTGTTATAAAATTGTCCAAGTATTGATATGAATTTCATGGATGTTTTTGTGTATGTTTCGAAAAATTTGCAAACAAAAGACCCACCTTTTTTCTGTACTTTGACTGCTGCTAATATTTGTGAGAAAATCAGTCTAAAAGCTTCTTGTTCTTGAGTGTTTTCGTTGTTCCAATTAAAACCACCATCTGCAGTGACAAAATCAGCTCTTTCTTTCATTTGTCCTCCGAATAATTTAATAGTTTTAGGATCATTCAAATCGCCACTATCTTTATTTTTAATTTGTCTAGCAACTTGTTTTGGATATGTTTTGTGTAATATAAATCTTTGTGGTTTTTCCTTGGAATAATAGTCGACAAAATTCTTTTCTAATTCAGGAACATATCCATTTTCGTCTTCAGGATGTAATGTTACGGCATAATATTTGTCATTTTTAGATTTTTTGCTAAATTTATCGCGAAAGAACATAGTTGCTTGAATGAATGATCCAGGACCTTCTGCCAAATGAGCTGACACAAAATTATCTTGGTTGATATCAATCAAATTAAATGTGAATAGCATTTCCCAAAGTTTATAAAATCCTCTACTTAATATATCCGGTTTTCCGTTTTTAATATCAAAATACGCTTTGGATGTTTCAAAAATACTCTGATCATAATTGTCCACATGAGATTCAAAAGCATTCATAACTCTGAATACTTTTTTTTTATTTTCAAATTGATTTAAAATTTCCATTTTATTTTTATTTGCATGAATATAGTGTTGAAATCCGTAAGCAAAACGTGGATAATCAATATTTGTAGAATATGATGAATCTTCTGGAAATTTAAATATATTGTCTTTTTCATGTGGTAGTTCAATCACAATCGGTTTATATTCACTCTGAATGGTGTTGTCAATATTCGTATTATCGGTAGCAGTTGTTACCGTGGTTTGACTATCATTTTTTTCGACAGGTTCGTTGCGTTTCAATATAGTTTTCTTACTAGACGATTTATTCAAAGTTTTTTTTTTTACCTCATTATCAATAGGCTCTTTTTGTTTTAAAATTTTAATATATTTTTTTGGAGGCATATAATACTATTATTTAAAATAATTTTCTTGAATATTTATACTTCAATTTTATGTATACTTTTAAAAATTGAATTTATATCATAATACTTAAGAATTTTATAGTATATTATTATATTAATGTCTAAACAAAATAATACTCTTATTAATTTGTTGAATAAAGATAAAGAATCTAAACAAAATTTAGAGAGGATATACGAATTATATAACCAAGTAGATGTTGGAAAAGAATTTGAGTTTATGATGTTCAATTTCAACAAAAGACAGCTCAGTTTAGAAAAATATATCAGTTTGATCAAATACTTGACTCTAAAAAACAAACAAAAAAAGATGCCAATAATAAAACAAAATGTAATGGATATTATATTTTCTCCCGAATCTGGCACAAATTATAGAATTTCAATAGAAGGCATAGATAAAATAAATCATAATATTGAACAATTGCATGGATATAAAAATCATGTGCTATTCAGAACATACATAGTAAAAATATTAGAAGGTAATAAGGATATGTATATAATGAAAAAGATAAAAGATAAAGAAAATTTAGTAGATTTAGACGATGTGAATATTAGAGCAAGATTATCCCAAGAAATTCCACCGACAAAAAAAGAGTTAGATGAATTAAAAGAGTTGTCGCATGAAAATGAAAAAAAAATTATCTTTAGATTGAAAGATAGAGTGAGTTTTTTTGTGTTAGGAAATGAAACTTCTAAAGAATTTATCAGAGTAGACTTGACAATAACAAAAATGTCAAAACATATAAAAAATATTAATGATGTTGTGCCAAATTATGAATTAGAAATAGAATATGGTGTGAATGAAAAGGTTAAAAAATCTGATGCCATTGATATAATGTTCAAAGAAGCTGAATTATTATTAAAAGTCATACAAATGAGTAATTATATTGTCACAAATTCGAGAGAGAGAGAAGTTATTAATGAATATGCAAAAATTGGAGGATTAGATCCTGAAAAAATAATATCATTAGATGGAAGACAACCGTTATCATTGGAAATTCAGCACGTTACAGAAACTCTACCAAATAAATATGCAGTGACTGATAAGGCCGATGGAGATAGATATTTTTTAATAATAGTGAACAATCACGTGTATTTTATATCAACTAATCTGAATGTTAAAGATAGTGGCATTGAATTACCAAAAGAATTAAGCAAATATAACAACAGTATTTTGGATGGTGAACTCATATTTTTGCCATCAAAAAATAAATATTTATATATGGCTTTTGATTGTTTGTTCAAGGGATCAGATGATATTAGAAAAACAGAAGAATTTATGGAAAGAATAAAGCATGTAGACGAAATAATTAATTCTTGTTTTGTAATGAAGAATCATAAAGGTTTTGTGATCAAGGATTATAAAAGCCCTTCATCAGAGTACAATATAAACGACGTCGTTAATTTCCACAATAAACAATTGACAGAATTTATGACAAATTTAAATTCAGATTTGAGTGCTGAGAAATTATATCCATTAATAAGAAGAAAATATTTTATGGCTGTATCAGGAGCGAAACCTTGGGAAATTTATAAATTTTCAGCATTTTTATGGGATAAATATACCAATGACGCGAAAATAGAATATCCTTATCTGTTAGATGGTTTGATTTATCATCCATTGAATCAAGCTTATGTAACAAATGCCAAAGAATCAAAGTTATTCGAATATAAATGGAAACCACCAGAGAAAAATTCAATTGACTTTTATATTTTGTTCCAGAGAGACAAAGATACTGGAAAAATATTGACTGTGTATGATAATTCTGTTGATGATCATGTTAAAAATAAACCATACAAAATATGCAACTTATATGTAGGAAAAAAGGGTAGTAAATACGGTGAACAACCAACATTATTCAGAGAAGAGCAAGGAGGATATATAGCAAACTTATTTTTAAAAGATGGCGAGCCGGTTGATATAGATAACAATTTACTTAATGACAATACTGTCGTTGAATTTTATTACAAAAGTGATCCAGAACTGGATGAAAGATTCCAATGGGTACCAATAAGAACTCGTTATGATAAAACAGAATCAGTTATAAAACATGGACGAAAATATGGTAATTATATTGATGTTGCCAATAAAGTTTGGAGAAGTATTATTAATCCAATATTAATATCAGATTTTGAAGATTTAGCTAAGGGAAATGATGAAAAATCAGGTGTTTATTATTATGATAAGAAGATAAACAGTTTAAGAAATAAAATTGGACATGATTTAATTGTATCAGCAACAAAGGAAAATGTTTATTTCCAAGTAAAAACTAATTTAGCTGTTTCTATGAGACAGTTCCACAATTGGGTGAAATCTATAATAATATATACACATTGTCATCCAATGTACCAAAATAATAAAAGTCTTTCAGTGTTAGATATAGCTTGTGGTAAGGGACAAGATATTATGAAGTTCTATTATTCTAAAGTTGCTTTTCTTGTTGGATTGGATGTTGATAGAGACGCTCTCACTTCAGCAATTGATGGTGCGATAAGCAGATATAACAAATTCCAGAAATCAAAACCTGGATTTCCGAAAATGCATTTCATACAAGCAGATGTAGGTTCATTGCTCAATTATGGAGATCAATTTAGATCTCTGAAAGGTATGAGTAATGAGAATAGAAACATTTTTGAGAAATTCTTTAATGAGAAAAACAGAACACAGTTTGACAGAGTAAATTGTCAGTTTGCTATTCATTATTTCTTAAAAACAAAGGAGACTTGGAATAATTTCAAACAAAATTTAAAGGATTATTTAAAACCAGGAGGTTATTTCCTCACAACCACTTATGATGCTCACAGAGTCGTTGAGTTATTTAAAGATTCAGATAAATATAGCGTATTTTATACAAATGATAAAGGTGATAAAAAAATATTATTTGAATTGATCAAAAAGTTTCCTAATTTTAAGGAAAATGAAGTGATAGGAGTAAGTAATCCTTTGGATGTGCATGTTGCTTGGTTTATGCAAGAAGGTAATTATATGACAGAATATTTGGTGGACAAGAATTTTATAGAAAAAGAATTATATGATGATTGTGATTTAGAATTAGTGGATACAGCAATGTTTGACGAATTATTTGAAATGCACAGAGAATACTTTATGAAATATGCTCAATATGAAGAAAATCCTGAAACAAGAAACTTTTTGTTGAATGTAAAAGAATATTATAATAGCAAAGATGATGTCAATAGAGGATGCTATAATAACACTAGATTGACTAGATATTATGTTTTCAGAAGAAAAGATGCACAATTCATAAATAAACAGAAGGGTGGTACACTTGATTTTGAAAATACAGATATGTTTGTAATGCCAAAAATTACTGAAGAAAAATCGTGCTGTGGATCAATACACAATATATTAAAAATTCACAAACTAATTCCAAATTCAATAACGGCAAAAGCATTATTTGATGATTTGAATATTGAATTTTTGGACGATAAAAAAGTTGATACTGAATTCTTGGATAAACTTTCAAAATCCATAAGTATATATCATGAAAATGAGGATTCCAGTAAGAAAAAAATATTTGATGGCTTAAATATATTAGTTGCAGAGAAAAATTGCAATGGTGAATATGATTTTGATTTGTACAATAAATCACCAAAACCAAAGAAAACCGATAAATATATCATATTATTAAAGAATGATAATGTATATAAACCTGTGTACAGAAGAGAGGGTAACAACAACTCTGTCAGAGGAATTTTCCCCCATAATGATACAATGATTCAGAGAATGATTGACAATGTGTAAAAAAATGGATAAATAATATGACTGTCATATTCAATTTACTTTATTTATTATAAATGTCTGATAGAATCAAAAACAAAATATTAGAATATAATGAGATTGTGTTGAGAAATTTTATAGATACTCCAAATAAGCAAGAGGAAATGTCCATACAACCCATCAAAAATAATTATGATTTAACGATGATTATTTTTGGCTTTGTATTAATTATTTTGACAATTATTCTTATAAGTCTCATAGTTTTATTATCAATATTAGTGGCAAAAAGATAAATAAAAGTTGAATTTAAAAAAGTTTATTTAAAGAATTATATTTGTTATGATAACAATCACATTATGACAAAACCAATTGACATTATTTATGCCAGAGACAATAATCACGGAATAGGTATTTATAATCAGTCAAATAAATTTGAATTGCCCTGGAATATATCTGTTGACACAAAATATTTTAATAACATAACATCAATGACAAGTATGGGAACACCAAACGAGAATTGTATGAATGCAGTGATCATGGGTAAAAATACTTGGAACTCTATAGATGAGAAATTACGTCCATTACCAAACAGAGTAAATATAATTATTTCTACAACAATCAAAGAAATTAACAACTTAAAACATACTTTTGTGTGCAGTAATCTACAAGAAGGATATATGTTGGCAAATTCATTAAACCATGTTGAGAATATATTTGTGATAGGAGGAGCTAAACTTTATGAGGAAGCAATAAAAATGCAAAATTATCGATATATATACGAAAATGTGGTAGATTGCGATTATAATTGCAATATTAAATTAATTCCACATGAATATGGTAAATTGATATCTAAAAAGACTTTTAAATTAATGGACACAAAGACAAAAAAAATTGTGTCGGTCACTTTTAACAAAATGGGAAATCAAAATAATCATGAAGAAAACTCTGAAGAACAAAATTATTTGGACATTCTAGAACAACTTATAACTGAGGGTGAATTCAGAAAAACAAGAAATGCAAATACTTGGTCATTATTCAATAAATCTATTGAATTCGATTTAGATAAAGGATTTCCTCTTTTGACAACAAAAAAAGTCAGTTTAAAGGCAATATTTGAAGAACTTTTATGGTTTTTGAAAGGAGATACGAATGCTAAACATTTAAATGACAAAGGAGTTGGTATTTGGAATCATAATACTAGTCGTGAATTTTTAGATAAAAATAATTTGTCACATTATGATGTTTATGATATTGGTCCAATGTATGGTTTTAATATGATGCACTATGGTACTGAATATAAAGGCATGAATGAAAATTATGATGGTAAAGGATTTAATCAGTTAAATTATGTTTTAAACCTCATAAAAAATGATCCAAATAGCAGAAGAATAATCATGAGTACTTTTAATCCAGGACAAGCTAGCCAAGGCGTTTTATATCCTTGTCACGGTCTAATAACACAATTCTATGTAACAAATGGTAAACTTCACTTAGTTACCTATCAGCGTTAACTCTGGGCGCCTTATATAAGAAATTATATAAGAAAAACTTCTTTAATTCGGGGAAAACTGTTATCGCAGTCAATCCCGAGCCACTCTTCAAATTGATAAATTACTTAAAATGTTATTGATAATTTCAAACATATGACAAAAATAATTGGCACTTATAAAATAATTAATAAAAAAACCCAAAAATATTATTACGGTAGTTCAAAAAATATTTATGTTAGGATTATACAACACAAATCCCAACTAAAAAATAATAAACACCATTGTGTATATTTACAAAACTCTTACAATAAATATGGTAAAGATAGTTTTTATTACGAAATTGATAAGATATGTAATGACATTGACGATGCATTAAAACAAGAACAATATGTAATAGACAATAATAAAGAAAATTTGTATAATATTTCAAAATTAACTAGTGGTGGTGATATAATTACTAATCATCCAAATAGAGAACAAATTTTAAGAAAAATAAAAGAAAGCCGTAATTAAAAGAAATATGGTAAAAAGGGTCCAAAAACGGTATGTTCGGTAAAACTCATACACAAGAAGTCAAACTAAAAATATCTACCGTTTTAAAAGGCAATATTAATAGTAAGAATAAGAAAAAAAATTATTCTGAAAAAACAAAAGAAAAATTATCTGAATTGCGAAAAACAAAAACTGGTGACAAAAATCCTTTTTATGGTAAAAAACATAATGAAGAGACTAAAAAGAAAATGAGTGTAATCAAAAAAGGTATTATTCCAGTGAACAGGAAAATAGTAATTGCCAATGAAAAAGAATATGAATCAATCACAAAATTAGCGAAAAGTGAGAACATTTCTCCTGCTTTAGTAATTTACAGAATAAAAAAAGGTGTTTATAAATACAAAAATGAAGAAGGTGTAACGACTATTAATGGAGCATCCGATAAGGATGGTGATATAGTCTGATCTTTATGGTAACATAAAGTTAACATTTTGTCGGTAGATGCATTTTGTGGATTTCCATTTAACATAGCATCATATGCATTGTTGTGTAATCTAATATGTGAGGTAGTAAATAATGATCCAAGTTATACGAAACAAAAATTAAAACCAGGTAAAATGACAATACATTTGGGAGATTATCATTTGTATGAAGAACATTATGAACAAGCAGTTATACAAATATTAAGAAAAGCATATAGATTTCCAACAATAAAAATATTAAACAAGCGAAAAGAATTACGAGACTTTGTTTTTGAAGATATAGAATTAGTAGATTACAAATGTCACAATGGTATATTAGTAAAAATGGTTGCCTAACAAAAAAATTGATTTATTTATTCAAAATATACTTAAAATAGTAGA